TGCATATATCTCCCTCAAAAATCTTCTTGTTGTTCTTGTCTGGTGATCCAGCGTACTGTCCTATCGTTTCGGGGATAACAGTTCTTCTGATATGGTCAGTGCAAATTTGCCAATCGCCGTCATAGCACTTAATCGGAACGCCTAAGCACCACTCGCCATCGTTATATCTTTTATCGCCTTTGCCTCGAAATAAAATTTCTCTCATCTTTTCTCCTCTTATTTAGTCAAATTGTAAACAATAAGTGATATTATTGAACCAATTGCAACTCCTGCAAAGAAAGCACTTATAATATAGAAAATCATTTTATGCCCCTCTCAAAATTCAGCCGGTGACTTTGGTAACGGCATCCAATGTGTTATTTTTATCTCACCATTCTCGGCGGTGCAAGGCAAGATTAAAGCGTTTACAGTTTTCTCTTCACCCTCTTCGCTGAAAGGATTTAAATGCCATATCTTTTGACGATTATCATACAATGCGGTTGCTACTACACGATATTCATATTCACTGCGTGGGTAAAGCATTGTTATCAAATATTCTTTCCATGTTCCAAAATTTTCGGGAAGTTTATCTTCCACACTTATCCAATCGCTCATATTTTCTCTCCTTATTCAAAGTCAACAGCCTTAATTTTCGTGATAACTCTTCTACCCATACGGTCGTTTAACTCAACCGCAGGTCTACCAACTAATCCTTCCATCTTAGCCGTTCCTATTGTTGATACTGGCTTTGTCTTAACATAGTCAACTGCCTGTTTTATAGTTCCTCTCATAATAATAGGAACAACATCAATATTAAAAGTACGAGCAATATCTTCTACAGCCTCTCTCTTTAGCCATATATTGCCCGCAGGAAGATAAACATCAAAAAGAATAAACGAAACATCTGGTCTATATGCCCCTCCTCCGTTTATCTTTACGCCATACCCCTCACCAAATAAAATCACCGGCTGATCTCCAAACTTCTGTTCAAAGAGTTCTTCGTTAGAATTTCCACCAAACAATTCTACAAGTTTATTTGCAAGATGAGCTGGGATCTGTGCATTCTCAGTTCTACCTTGATATGTAACTTTATGTCCATCCCAAACAATCCCTATGTTTGTACCGTCTATTTTTTCAGTAAATACCCACTCGGAGTTTGCAAGATATTCAACGGTTTCGTTTCTGAATTTTCCCTCTATAAGTTTCTTTGAGCCGTCAGCAGCTCTTTCAAAAGGGGTTTCAATTTTTAAATACTTTGTCATATTTTTCTCCTTTTATTTTCTTGGATATTGTTTAACCTCTTGCGGTCTTACAATTATGTTTGGCACTTTTATTTTAGTTCAGAGTGCCAAAACTGAACTAACATTTAGAACGATTGAAAGGTGGATCTGGCGTTTCCTCGTTTAATTCTAATTAACACATTTAACTGCCCTGCTAAATGCCAAAATTTAGACCCCTTTCTGACGACATCGCTGCCGTTGGTTCAGGTAGTACCTGTAGCATAACACCAAAAGCCCCTGGCTGGCACAGTAGGATTTGAACCTACGCTATCAGAGTCAAAGTCTGATGTGTTTACCACTTCACTATGCGCCAATGTAAGTGTGTGATGTAGCAAATCACACACTATCCCTAATAACCGTAAAAACTAGGGTGGTGCATTACGAATTATTTAGGCGATGCTGCCACTCAATCGCTTAGGTTTCGCACTCTCACTACCCACACAAAACGTGGCTTTTATGTTTTTGATATTACCCGCACTCTTTAACTTTCTAGGGTGAGAATAGGTTTGTACGAGTATAGAACCCTACTCAGATATTTCCGCATTTCTTATGACGAAACCGTTTTATTATCCTTTCGTTTGGAGCAGATAACGGGAATCGAACCCGC